CGGCCGCGCTGTCGGCAACCCGCTCGCCTTCGCGCAGGACGTGGTCGTTGATCATCCCCTGGAGGCGCGTACCGTGCCGCGCAGCGACCATATCATAGGCCTGCTGCTGCTCGGGGGTCGCCAGCGTCTTTCGGGTGGCGTCGATGGCCTCCATGAAGCCCTTGGACACCTCGTCGGCGCCCTTGATGGCGTCCACCCCTTGCTTGGAGCGTAGGACCTTCTCGGCATCCAAGGCAGCATTGGCAAGGCCGACTTCGGCCATGTCCACGGCGGCCCGGTCCTGCTTGATGCGCTCGGAAAAGGCCTGCCGCTGCATGTCGTTGATGGTGACGGCAGTCCGCCCCATCCCTTCGGCCAGACCTGCCCCGAAGGCGTCTGGCGACACCTGTGACTGCCGGGGGCCAGGAAGGGCGGCGGTACGGATTCCGGTGTCGTAGATCGGGACGCTGGGCATCAGACCCCTCCCCGCTGGCGCATGCGGTAGTCCTGCGCCAAGGCCATGGTCTGGGATGCTCCGGTCAGGCCTGAGCCGATGGTATTGTAGGCTGCTCCGACCTGGCCGAGATCCCCGGCGTAGCGGGTGGCTTTGGCCTGCTCCTTGAGGCCCCAGGCTTCCCGCAGGGCGTTGAGCCGTAGGCGGTTCACGTCGGCGGAATAGTCGCGCTCCGTCTGCGTCAGGATGCGGTCAGCGGTGCGGCTGGTGTCCAGGTCGATCCCTTGGCCAGCCAGGGCAACGCGCTGCTCTCCTACCAGTCCGCGGGCTTTCGCGGAAAGCTCGTCTTCGCTTTCCCGGCCGCGGGCCAGGGCGTCTACGGCCTGCATCTCCTGGATGCGGGCGTTGTATTCGCCCACAGCCTTGTTTGCCTCGGCTGCCTGCTGCTGGGCGGCGATGCCCAGAATGGTCGATGCCCCCATGAGTCCGGCGGCGGCTCCCATGTCATCCCCCGATCTTTCCACGTGGAACCACGGACAGGATGGTCATGGGGAGCGGATCAGCCTGGCGGATCATGATGCGCCCGCGATAGTCCCATTTGCCAGGCACCGGAACGTCGAAGATGCCGCTTTGCAGTCGGACCGGCTGGCCGAGCGGTTCTGTCGTCCTCTGCTTCATGGCCACCAGGTGGTCCTCGTCAAAGCCAGCGTAGCCGCCTCGGCTCTCTTGGAACATAATCGCCACGGCCTGCACCAGACGTTGCTTGTCCAGGAGGGTTTCCCCGTTGGGACTGTCCCAGTCCAATGTTTCCAGGTCGCTGACGTAGGGCAGGCCGACATGGACCACGGAATAGTTCCGGTCCAGGGTGATCGACCCGCTGGCTACCGTGTACTCTCCGTCTCCGGAACTGAGCACAAACCCATCAGCCAGGACCGATACATCCTTGCTTTCCAGGTGGGACAGTCCCGTGATTGTCGCCTGCGCCCTGGCCCACACGCCGGTTGCCACCCCTTGGAATGCTGCGGGCACGTCGCGGTCAGCCTCTACCGTTACAATGGCAGACGATGTCCTGGCCGTGCAGAGACAGGTCAGTTTTTCTCCGTCGATGTCCAGGACGAATGACTTGCCTACGTCCCCGGCCACGAATCCAGGGGTTGGGCCGGTCCAGGTCAGCGTCAGGCTGGTCCCGGAGGTCCAGACGGTCGAGGTCGAAAGGACCAGCGTTTCGGCCTCGTCAGTGTTCCGCCCGTCGTAGATGATGCCGCAATCGACAAAATGGGCGTCAATGGCCGCATCGGTCACCACCCGGGTTGACATGCGCTCGACGTAGCGGGTAGGCGTTCCACCGATGTCGCGTTCCACCACCAGATACAAGGCATCCTCGGATCCCTCGGGAACGGAAGCCGCGTCCAGGACCAGGCCATCCGTGTCATGCCGCGACCACCCCCAAACCTCATGCTCGCGCACATAGGTCAGGCAGACCATGGTCCCGTCGTCACGAACGGCCCAGACGGTGCTGTGCGGGATCTCGGTGAAGGCCCAGGCCACAATCTCCCGACCATCGAATAGGTGGGCGGCGAAGATCGTCAGGTCGCGTCCGTTGTAGCCGTCCATGGTGATGTCGTAGCGCAGGTCACGGACGATGGATCCCCGGGCCTGCACGAATAGCGCATTGTTTCCGACGATTATCGGCCTGACGCTTGACGCGCCGTGGTACCCGATCTGCTTGGCGTTGATTTCGGTGGGCGTCAAGGCGCCGTTGGTGCCGCCACGGATCAACCACTCCCCGCTTCCGGTGAAGACCAGCAGGTCGCCGGCCTCGATGATGTGGCGGATCTCCTGGACCGATCTTCCGGCAAGCGAGAAGGACACGGCGTCATCGGCCTGCAAAGGGATGGAGTAACTGAAATCGTGGTAGTTACCGACCCGACTAGCGTCGAACCGTTCAGGCTCCAGTTGCGTGCGCCCAAAGCACAGGCGCTGCTGGTAGTATGCCAGGGCCTTGGGGTAGTTCCCGGATGTGCTAAATATGTCTTCGCGGATAGGGAGAGTGTCTGTTATGCTCGGCAAATAGTTGATATCATCGAACGACAGGGTCCTTGACGAACCTATGTATCCGAAGATTCCGTTGGCGAATTTGTAGATATTGTACTCAATGGCATCATCCACCCCGGTCCACTCAATGACATGGGGGGCGGCGGAAGTCGGCTCGGCGGCGGAATCTATGCGTATATATTCACGCTCGACCAGTCCGCCAGAAACGTAGGCGGTATGCCCGGTTGAATCCTCGTCGTCCAGGGTGAATGTGTCAACCCCAGTCACGGTGATTGTAAAGAATCGACCGTCGAGTTCTGTCATGCCGCCGGCATAGACCATGTACACCTGATCGCCGGTGGTGTACCCATGGTTACCGAAGGTGGTAACCTCTGCCGGGTTTGCCTGGGTGATTCCGGTGATAACGTTAGGCGTGTCAATTCCTGCCAGCGATTCCTCAAAGGTGCGGGCCTTGACCGAGGTGACGGTATAGCGGTAGGAGTTGGTCCCGGCGCCGCCAGCGGTGCAAGCCAGGGCATACGGTCGGTCTATGCCGGGTTGGAACGTGACGGGGATAAGCGCCCATTTCCATGCCGAGTAACGACGTAATTCATAGACCAGCGTGGCGCCGCTGGTGATGGTCATCACGTCGGCGGATTGCGCCCATTGCAGCGATGACAGGAGGGTGTCGGCGTATGGGGACGGGATCTGGAAAGTTCCATCGGCAGGCAGTTCGTACCAGTAGGATGCCTCTGATTCCGGGTCCTTGTTGTTACTGTCAGCGATGGCATACCAGTTTGACCCTCCCTTACTGACGATGTCTCCGATGGTGTAGTTTTCGGCGTTTGACCATGCGGAAATGGGGAAGTCGTCGGTTGTGACTGCCTCTCCATCCTTGATAAACCGCAGGTAGTCGTCTCCCCATTCCAGCAGATAGGCATCGTCGGCCGAGTAGATGAATGGCATCAGCCTGGTGGCCTTGCCGGAAGTCGCCCCGATGGTCTGCCGGATGAAGGTGGTCCCGGCTCGGTTGGTCACGCCTCCGTAGCGTTGCACCACGAAGTTGCGGACGGTCCTGGCCCCGGTGGCGTACTTCGCCTGATCGGCCCGACCGTACAGGGCCGGGGTGATCTCGCCGCCAGAGAATGACCGTTGGATGACGCTGGTCATTCGCGCTCCAGGATGGCCTCGGCGTCCTGCGGCCGGTCGAATGACGCCTGGTTGATGAAGTGCGCCTTGACCTCTGCCAGTTCGCGCATGTATCCGGCCCGTGCCCGGTCTGCTGCGCCATCGGTACGAGCCAGGGCGGACGCCAGTTCTGCCGCCAGGTTCCAGGCCAGGAGCATGCCGAAATCACTCGGCAAGAGGCCGTTGTCGGTGATCTTGGCGCTGTATTCCAGAGTGGCCGGATTGGTGTCGCAATAGAGGATTCCGCCGGACGCGTCGCCAACGATCTTGTAGGGGATGGTCCCGCTCATGCGGTCGCCGTTGCGCTTGATCCAGTTCCCGCACTCGTCGCAACAGGACACGACCTGGTCGGATCCTTGGATCTGGTAACTGTTTTCGATGCGCCGGACCGCCAGGAAATCCGCCGGGAGTCGGTATGAATAGGCCCATTCCTCGGTCGGGTCCGCCTCGATCAGGTTGAGCGTGAACCGGCGCGAGTTGAACGGCCATGGGAAGGCTGCCAGCAGGGCATCGCGCAGCGGATCAAACAGAGTCTTGCAGGCAGATGCCTCCGCGCTCTGCTCGTCGATGTCCGTGATGGTCAGCGTGACGCCGATGCGGCTGAGGGCGATGTTGCATATCTGTGCGACGGATAGAGCCATATTTACCTGCGCTTTCTGCGTCTCATGTACATAATCAGCGACGATGCTAACAAATCCTGCTCTCTCGCGAGGGAAACAATAGTCCTTGTCCTGCGTTTCAGGTACCGGTTATCCCTGGGCGGCGAGAAGCGGTAGGGATGCGATAGCCCTAGCAAGGATTGGACGCCGAATTCCCAGGCAATCCAGGCTTCTGCCTTTAGGTAATTCAGACTGCCGATCGGATCAGCGATAACCGCAAGTGCATACAAATCCCCGTTCAGAGGATACAAGTTTTGTGGTCTTGACCCACCAACTCGGAAGACTGCGGTACTTGTGCTCAATCCAGAGCCATTCGGGGTTCCATTAACTCCGTTGGCACGAATGTTTGATATTCCTCCGGTCAACCCCATTGCAAGTAGCGCCGGAGAGTCGCTGTAGTTCGCCGTTGTTTTCGCTCGCACAGCAGAGTTAAAAAATGCTAATCTGTTTATGCCCAAGCTACCATCGTAGTCCAGTAGAAACTCAAGAGAGGTGGCCGCTAGTGAAGTCCCTATCGAAAAAGGTTCCTGGATCACTGCACTGGCGGAGTTATCTTTTACCAGAGTGATAACACTATATGTGCTGCCAGTTTCGATTGTAGCCGCAGAGTCCATCGGTGACGAACTGAACCGAAGACATGGAAACTCGCTCAGTGCTCCTGGTACAAAAACCGGCTTCGTTCCCGTGGTGGATACGTCACGGCCATTCCGGTTGAATGATTTCCATGCTTCGACCGAGCGTGTGCCAGTCGTAAACCGCATCCCGGCAAGGTCCTTGGAAAAGAAACAAGCCCGGCAACCTGTTCCGAGAGATTCGGGCGTCCACAACCCGCGATCTTGCGGACACAATCCCGAGTTTACACACTGTGCTGGCACGGGGTCACGCCGTCGCCACGCTGTCGAGCGTGTTCATAATGCAGCGGAAATAAACGCCTTGACCCGTCCCGACGTTGTCGAGAATGACACGAACACGGGCGAACGTCGAAAGGTCATATGGGCCGAGAGAATAAATCTCGGCCTGATCGGTAACCTGGGCTCCGCTGTCGTGCGCGTTGACGCACGCTTCCTCGAAGTTCACCGTTGTGCCTGTCACTACTGACTTGACTCTGACCAATTCATAGTTGGCGGGTGTGGTGGTGTGTCCTAAAAACAGGATGTCACCTGCTGCGATGTTAGTGCCTGCCGTCACAACGCAAGACGTTGCGCCGGCGGATACAGCACCGTTCAGCGTGGTATTTGCGATGGAAGCACCGACCGCCATCTGGATGGCGTCTATCTGCGGGCTTGTCCTGGTGATGCTGCCCTCATACAGACCTTCTATCCGCACCTTCGGACCGATGGTGTATGCGCTGCCGGTGGATCTTGCGAGGGTTATCTCGAACGATGCCGATAGCTTATTCGTCACCGTCTGGATTGCCGTGTGGCCAGCCTGTGCGTCAGCAGCGATGGCAGTCGCCCAACCGGTGACGACGGTTCCGATTGTCTTTGTCAGAGTCGTTGTCGTCGCCATGGATTCCCTGTTCCTATTCTCTGTTTTGGCTTACTTGCTCTCGCGATATATCACAACCAAGGTTCGCCATGGCCCAACTTTCGCCGTTTTCAGGACTTGTTGTCAGCCTTTCAAAGATCACATCATCCGTACCGTCAGAAAGGCAGGCGATTTCCGGGAGAACATACAGACGTTGGATCTCTGTGCGAAGGGCAGCTTTCTGTTCAGCGGTGAGCGATGCCTGCATGTTGATCCTCTCGGATATATGCGTTTCAATATCGAGCAGCCAGGCCCTCATGTGCCCTTTCAGGACCCAACGATACGAGCGATTTCCGCTTTGATTTTTTCCACTTTTTCCGTAAGGGCTTTGTGCTCATGCTGGAGAATCGTCAGCCGGTGCGCCCATTCTTCGGTGGTTTTCTGATAACTGTCGGCGGCCTGCTTTGCGGATGCCGCCCGTCGTTCCAGGTCTTCGGCTTTTTTCTCGCGTTCGGCCAACAGGTTTTCGATGGCCGCTGCTGATGTCTTGGAGGCGATAATCTGTTCAGCCTCTATCTGCGCCGATCTGAGCATGCGCTCTCGCGCTTCTGTGCCTTGCATCTTGCCGTTTTCAATGGCAGCCAAGGCCGTCCGTTTGGCCTCCTGGATTTCGGCGGACGCGGCGGAAATTTGTTTTTCCTGCTCGGCAATCGTTTTCCGATTCGCCAGGATTTTCTGGTCCAATTCCGCTGCGGCCTGCTCCAGACCGTTGACCTTGTCGATGGATTCGACTGTTTCCGCCAGGTCCTTGATCATGGTGCGGATGGACTTCGACAGGATGATCATGTCAGGCCCCTCGGCACAGGACGGTGATGGTCAGGGCGGTCGTGCCGTCCCCGGCGGTGACTCGCGGCCGGATGTAGAGCGTCGCCTCCATGACCGTCTCGATCTTGGCGGTGGTGATGGCCAGGTTGTTGCCCTGGGGGTCGGTCAGAGTGGCCCAGGTGGTTCCGTCAAGGCTGCCCTCAATGGAAACGCTCCCGCCTGACCCGAAGGTGCCGGAAACCTGCACTGATCGGTCTGCGTGGTTAGGCAGGGCCAGGCCTTCGCCCGTCTCGCCGTTGGCCAGAGTCCACTTCCTGACCAGGGTGCGGTCGAACTCCCCCCGGCTGGTCGGCAGCGTGACCCGTTCCCATGGGATGTCTGTCATGTCACTGTCTCCGCAGGATGAAACTTCCGGTGATGCTGGCGCTTGGCGTGGCCGCAGCGGCACGCATGGAAATGGTCGTCTTCTCGGTGATGGAGATGCCCAGCGAGGTCAGGTCTGCATTGAATGACGAGCCGTTGCCAAGGCCGATGGGAAGGATGAGGTGCTGTGTTTTGTCGGTGGCCCACGGTTGGCGCAGTGCCAGCCAGACGGTACTGGCCTGGGTGTGGCCTTCGACCTGCAGCATGCGAAGGCGGTAGGTGCCGGCATTGAGCGGGACCGTCCACTTTCCGTTCATGCTGACATTCCAGCCGGCAAGCATCTTGGCGACCAGGCTGGTCACGGTTCCGGGGACTCCGTTGGTGTAGCTGCCGCCGGTTCCGGTGGCGACGGCGTAGATATCGCCAGCATTGGTGTTGCCGGTGCCGTGAGCGATCACGTCCATGCCGAACACATCGCGCCAGAGCTTTGTCGTGGTCACGATGGTCCGGCCATCCATGGTCACGTCTTCATATTGGAACCCGAAATTGGCATCGAGTCCGACGATGCGGACCTGCGTCGCTCCGGTTGACCCGTTGTCGTCTGCCACTGCGCTGGAAGTGATATCCAGGGCGACACCCGTTCCGAGTTGGGTCGGGATGTCCATGTCCTGGTTTGCCTGATACAACAATTCGGGACTGGTCCCTACCGTTGTATTCTGGCCCCAGATCATGATATCCTGGCCGCTGGTGTATTGGTCAATGGCGCTCATCGTTCACCTCACGCCGCATTGGCCAGGCTGGTCAGGGTCAGGTAGACGATGCGGACGCGGACGCTGCCGACCGTCAGGGCGGTGTTGCCGGCGGATCCGTCGTTGGCGCAGGAGCACACGTCAATGGCCTCCTGCGAGGCAAGCACGGCCCAGGCAGCGGGGATGGTGTCAATCTTGGCGTTCTTGGTCAGAACCGTGGTCTTCCCATACTTGTCGGGGTCGGTCGCGTTCGGACCAAGCCCGACCTTGGTAGTCGTTCCGCCGCCGGTCAGTGCGGCCTGGATGTTGGCCTGGGCTGCCAGAACCACCGAGTTGGCCGGAATCGGCGTGGTCATGGCCTTGTAGAGCGCGGCGTTGCCGGCGAAGGAGATCGTCTCGTCGATGACCTTGATCTGGGCGCCGGTGGAGGCTGTCGATCCCATGCCCAGCAGGACCGCTGCAGCGGCGGCGCCGGCATTGGTCAGCACCCCGCCATCCTTGAGCGTGACACCATCGGCGGACACGCCAGCGCCTGACGTGCTTTCTGCTACCGTGTCGGTGTAGATTTTCGGGGCCTCGATGCCGTCGCGGCGCACGGTCAGGCAGGCCGTTCCGTCGCTGTTGCGCAGGACGGTGATCGGATCGCTGGTGGCATCGGTGAAGGTGACGGCGAAGGTGGTCAGGCTGCCGAGGCCGGTGACGCCGACGCGGAACCGGTAATAGGTGTCCTCGTCAGGCGCCAGCGTGCCGGTTCCGGACACGCCGTTTCCGGTCCAGGACGCCACCGTGCGCCAGTTGTTGCGGTCGGTCGATCGTTCCAGGAAGATTTCGCACAGCGCATCCACGTCGCCAACGGCGGTGTAGGTCGCTGAATCCTTGGCCTTGACCTTCCAGGCTATGGCCCCGGTTTGGCCGGGTGCCGTGACCGTGGAAAACGTCTCCGAGAAGGTGGTCATGGTTGGCTACTTCACAGGCTGAGGAGCCTGGGCAGGCGCGACCGGTTCCAGCCAGCGGGACGGCTTCTTGTCCAGCCGATACCGGGCCGGCAGGTCGATGACCTGGCCCTTTTTGACCGGGGTGGCGCCCTTGCCGTCGAAGAAGTTGACGAATCCGTCAGTCTTGGCCTTGACCTTCATGGTCGTGTCTCCTGAGAAAGTCCCGCCCCCGTTTCCAGGGGCGGGGTTGTTACGTCACGCGATCACAGGGCGTCGGCGTAGGCGCGGTTGGTATCCGGGTTGTCGGTCAGGAAGATGTTGAACTTCCCGGTGTCGGCAGCGGCCGAGAAGGTCAGCCGGACGCCCAGGTAACGCTCGTATTCGCCGGGCGGCACGGCCAGGATGGTCTGGTAGCCGGCGACCAGGGTGGCCTTGGCGATGGCGCCCGTGGCAGCATGGGTGGTCGCAGAAGTCGCCAGGTTGGCGGTGCTGTCCGACTCCAGGCTGAAAGTCACCGTGCAGGCGCCGGCCGCACGGGTGACGGCGGTATCGACCTGGATGACCAGGAACATCGGCTTGCCGCTGCCGATGTCGCGGGTGGTGTTGGTGGCCCCGAGGTCGATGACATCGGTAATGCCGGTGTCGAGTTTTTCGGTGGCGTCTGCGAACTCCAGACGATCGTCAATGAACATGGTTGTGGTCCTTGTGGTTGGTGGTTGGTGGTTGGTGGTGCCCTATCAGGACACCAGGGCCTCGGCGTTGGTGATCGAGTCGCAGCGACGGACCGGGATGCCGTCGAAGTTCAGCACCTGCTTGCCGGCCACCTGGTCGAGGCTGAGGGCCAGGTTCGCCTTGTTCTTGATCTGGCGGCGCAGGTAGCTGCGGACGGTGCGGTTGCAGTAGAACGCCTTGCGACCCATGCCGGCATTGCCAGGCAGGAGTTCCAGGGCCTGGACCATCAGGTCCACCAGGTCGGCACCACTGGAGGCATCCTTGACCAGGTCGGAGACCTCAATGTTGGGGATGCGCACCACATAGCGCCAGTCGCGCACGCTCAGGCCACAGTGCCACTTGTAGTGGGTCCGCAGGGCCTGGAAGGGGTTGCTGCTGGCGTCATAGACCGTCTGCTCGCCCAGGTCACGCACCTGGAGGCCGGCCTGGCTGCCCTTGGGGTACAGCATCGTGCAGGTCAGCGGGTGCCAGCAGACTAGGTAGATCGACGTATTGTCGGTGTCGTTGCTGCCACCGCTGATGATGTTGGCCGCGTTCTCGGCACTGAGGCTGTCGAATCGCGGGGAGATGCCCATGAACTTCTCGGGCGTGGTGGTGGTGTCGCCGTAGAACAGGGTATCGGCGACGCCCTGGTTCATGGCCTCGATGAACGAGAGTTCCTCGGACATGCGCCACTCGGCCTGACCAGCCAGAGGGGCCAGCGCGGCGTCGATGGTGCTGTAGGCCTCTTCCATGCCGCAAGCGTCGCGCACTTGGACGGTGGTGGATTTGGTTTCGGCCACGCCGCCGTAGAGCTTGCGCCAGGTGGGGCTGGGCAGACCGGTGCGGACGGTGGTCTTGTGACCGGTGCCGTCGTTGCACTCGATCCAGGTGGCATCGGCCAACACTTCGTTGGTTTCGGCCAGGAGTTCGATGATATCCTTGACGATCTTGCCATCGGGGCCGATGCGGTTGGCCACGTCGAGCAGGGTCGGATTGGCTGCGGAAAGGGTAGTCATGTGCTACTTCCTTTATTGGTTTGGTTGTTTGGGAGCGGACGAGGGCCAGATGCGGGCGGCGGCTTCCAACATGGAATCCCCGCCTGGACTTGAGGCGGACGCCGCAGTCCGGTCTTCTGCCATCGCCTTGCCGACCTTGACCAGGAAGCGAACCAGCGGGGGAAACGAGTTGAAACCGCTGTTGCGCAGGGTTTCGACCAGTTCCTTGTCCCCGAACTTCTCCAAGGCTCTGCGGCCCTGGTCGATGTTGGCCTTCAGCGATTCGCCACCGATGTCCTTGTCCTGGGCCAAGGCTTGATCCCAGGCGATGACCTGTTCTTCATGCTTGGCGTGCGCGGCAGTCTGGAAATCCGCGAGGATCTTGGACTGGTGCTCCAACAGCGACTTGGCGGCGGCCGGATCCAGCTTCGCCTGGGTGGCGAGGTCGGAGAAAGCCTTGACCTGTTCAGCGGTCAGGAGCGAACCGTCCGGAGCCTTGAGTTCCAGGGGGGTCGCGGGTTGGGGATTGGCGGGGGCGGTGGGCTGACTGCCAGGGGCCGGCGCAGGCGTGGCCGCGGGAGCGGGTGCTGGAGCCGGTGCTGGTGTCGCCTGGGGGGCCGGGGCCGCGGGAGCGGGTGCTGGTGCGGGGATCGGGTCAGGCATGAGCGCGACCGTAGATCGGCCGCGTTTATGCCGCAAACATACCGTAGTATGTTAGGCGTTTTCCCTCAACATTTCGATGTAGCGGTCACGGACGCAGGACCGCAGATCTCCCAGCAGCTCCAACCCGACCGATCTGCGGCCGGCCGAGTGCGCCATGGTGCTGCCGTTGGTCGAGAAGATTTCGGCCTCGACCCCGCACCGCTCCAATAGTTTGTGCATCCAGCGCCGGCCGGTTTTGGTGGACATGACCCATTGCAGGTCCAGCTTTGCCTGCTTGATCCGGTCGGTTTCCAGATCGGCTTGGCGGCTGGCGGCGTTGTCGGCGTCTTCACTCATACGCCGGCCGTGGTCAATCCGCGCATCAGATCGGTGAGGGCGTTCTGGCCACCGGTGTCCGTCTCGCTCAGGGTTTTGGCGCCCTGCACCAGGTTGTCCGTCTGCTCTGCTTGGACCTGCTGGGCCTGCGCCTGGGCCCGCGTCTGTCGTATCTGCTCCACTGCCTCATCGCTGCGGACGATCTTCGGGCTGACGCCCAGCGCTTCAGCGTATTCGTCCACCGATTGGTCGGCGTCAAACTTATCCACGACGCCCGGGAACACACCGGCGAGGCCTCCGACGAACTGGGCCAGCCGGTCGATCTGTCCGAGGGCCACCATCTTTTGGACCTGGTGCAGAATCGACACGTATTCTACGGTGATTTGCATGCCCTGGATCTCGCGGGGCGGGATCGGCAGCATGCCGCGCTTGTTGGCGATGTCGAACACCCGGTCGATGAATGGGCCAAGGGCTTCTTCATTGAGACGCTCCAGCGGTTCGCCAAGGGCCAGGATCTTCTCCTCCTGCTTGGCGCGTATCTCTTCGGCAGTCACCTGCCGGCGGTCGCTGTTGATGAGCATGAGGAACAAATCCACAAACATCGCGGAGTTGATGTCCATCTTGATCTGCTCGGCCTTGTTCGCGGCGTGCTCGACCTGGAACGCTCCGGCATCATAGATTGACTTGATCTTGTCGGCATTGGCCCCACTGGTGAACGTGGTCGATCCTGGGGTTGGATTGATGCCGCGCTGCTCCAGTTCCTGCGGGGCCACCATGGGCGGATTGATCTTTTTTTCGATGGCCTGCGCAATGCGCTTTTCATAGACCATCAGGCTGCGGGCGTCGGGCAATGCAACCATGCCAGGACTGTTACCATACACGTCCTCGCCGTTGGTTTCCCAACGTGGGGCCAGGCCTGGGAATGTGTCATAGCCGGACTTCTTCAGATACCGGCCTTGGTGGTCGGATTCCATGAAGTGGACCGAGCGGAAACGCTTGTGCTTCGCCTCCAGCCGGCGCGGATCGTGGTCGGGATTTGGCCCGATGATCTGGATGATTCCGTCCATCCATTCCTCGGTTTTGCCATTGTTGTACATGTCCCGCACACGATCAGGGCAGGCATCTATCCCGAACCGATCAACCATCTGGCGGATGGTCAAGCTGTATTTGCGGACGAGAGTATCCACGGCCAGGCGGTAGGAGTTTGCCAAAAAGTAACTGCCAACCACCAGCGGATAGCACCGAATCACGTCCTGGTCGTCTTCGTCCACGATCATGGCGTGGGTGCCGAAGGTGCCGAGGTCGCGGAACATGGTGGGGGCGGCTCTGTAGAAATTGCTGCCGGCGATGATGTCGCGCATCACCTTGGTCGTTTCGTCCAACCATTCCTTGACTGGTTGCTGCTTGGCCAGCATGCGGTCGGCCAGGGTCAACTGGAACCAGGGCCTGGCCGGGCTGGTGATGCTGCTGAACATGCCAGCCGACAGGACCCGCGCCGCCCTGGTGGTGGTGCTGTTCAGTATCTTGGTGTTTTTTTTGACCCCGCTGTTCCGGTCCTGGCACAGAGTCCGCATCGAGCGCGGCAGGAAGTAGTCGGCCAAGTCGCGCCAATGCGGCTCCCAGGAGGAACGTTCCTGGGTCAGCCTGGAAAGGACGGCGAGGTCCCGCTTGATTTGCTCGGCGTCGTCCACGTCACAGCCCCAGCATGGTCGAGCGGCCGGGAGGCTGGCCCAGGGCCTGGGATGTGCCGTTGGCATATCCGTCAGTCAGGAAGGTTCCGGCCCGTCCGGCCATGGCCTTTTTGCGCTTCTGCACCGGATCAACCGGGCCGGGCGGATCACCGATGCTCGGCGGCGGCGTCTGCTCGGGAGAAGCAGGGGTTTCCGGAACCAGTCCGGCGGCGGTGAGGATGCGATTCGTTACCTTTCCCACCGGACGAATGAGCGATGCCGCTGGTGACAGAAGGGCGCCGGCGGCGTTTCCGATGGAGCTACCCATTGAGTTTTCCTTTGTTCATGTAGTCGTTATTCATAACATCCCACAGAGCCAGATCGAAAATTACATGCTGATTTTCTTCCGGAATCATAGCCAGGAGTTCGTCGTCTTTTACCACTGTCTGTGCCCAAGTGATCAGCACCGGGGCTGCCGCTAGTGCTCGCTGGGCAAGGGTATCCGATTCCCGCTGGCCTCTATGCGCGAGCAGAGTCCAGGCACCATCGGCAAGGCGGCCCCATAGTGATCCCAGTGGGCCGAGCTTGGGGGCTATCTGGCGGGCGACGGCGAATCCAACAGCGGCGGCGCCAGTCAACCAGATCCAGACGGCGGACCACCCGCCCTTGGGTGGATCTGCTTTCGATTGGGCTGCCGCCAGGCGCTCTTGCTGGGCGACGGCGGGTTCGATGAGGGCCTCGGCCGGGGTGATGGGTGGAGGCAGTTCCATATTGGTGCCAAGGACGAAGGCGTCGATGCGATCTAGGGCGGCACCGATAAGGGTGCCCATGTGATCTGGACTGATGCTTTTGGTCTGGGCAGCTACCAGATCGGCCTTGGCCTGGCTGAGTTGCTGCTTCTGGGCGCGGGTTTCGCCGCACCCAGCCAGGAACAGAATCGGCAGCAGTGACAGGAGCAATGGGAACCATCTCATGGCGTCGCCTTTACTGGTTGCGGTGTCACTGCCACTGGAGGCGTCGCGGTCGTGGCTGGTGCGCTGGGTGCTGCTGTCGATTGCCCCATGTGACCAAGCACCCACAGGAGCGCGGCTCCGGCGGTGCACAGCAGTCCAAGCCCGATGGTCCCGCCAACCCATTTCAGCACGCCCATGACGGAACCGAGTCGGTCGCCAATGGCGGCGATGTCTTTACGGAGCGACTCAAAGCATACGCGGCCATCTCCCAGGGCTGTTTGCTGCGCCTCAACCTTCTGTGTGATTTCCATTTGCTTTGCCTCCACATGATCGAGGCGGGCGCTGTGACGCTCGCATGGACTGTCGTCGTCTTCGGTCCTCAGCGTCTCCAGCACGATGCGCCGAATACGGTCGGTGCTTGGTTCTGCGGCCTGTGCTGTTTGCGGATATTCTCTGCGCGGTGCCATGCTGTTATTCTCCGATGATTCTGGCATAGGTCCGCTCGATTTCCTGATACCCGAGCATCCGCAGCACCGGTGACCAATCGCGGGCCTTTCTGACGTGATGGTACACCACCCGGCACCCTTGACCGGACAGATAGTTGTCTGCGACCTTGATCAAATCGGTTCCCAGCGTGCCCAGCCGTGACTGCGGAGCCACGAAGATGCAGTCCTGGCTGGCTTCTTTGCTGGTCTTGTTCTGTGGGTTCGTCGTGATCCAGAACCCGGCGTAGCCAATCAAGGCCCCTGTCTCGTCATTGCGGGCCGTGATCATGTGGTAGACGCCGCTGGCCTCGCCATGCTCGTAGCGTTCATGGTCCAGCAGGGCGGATGATCCTGGTTCCCACGAGACTTCCCGCCAATGTTCCGCGGCGAGCGTGTCAAGCTCTGGCCACAGCGTCGCTACCGGCTCGCGTTGGAAGGTCACGCCCATGGCGTCAGGGTGAGCGCGGAGGGCCTTTCCGGCAAACATACAAAAATATGTTCCACCCGGTGGCGGCGTGGTATGTCAGTCGGTCATTCCCAGAAAGGAACCTACATGAACATTGGCGACCACCCTAAAGAGTGTCATCTAAAATCAGGGCAGGTGTTTCGGCATGTAAATGAAGATGGTCGCGTGCGTTATTATATGCTGCGGGCATTGAGGCCGCTTCCAGACGCGGAATTGTCTGCGGCGCGTGACGCCGGTAAAGAATCGGCCTTTGATCTGGTGTCAATCGGGAATATGGCCGGACACTTTTTCATGAGCAACGGGACGTGTTTTCATTTTAAGCATAAAGACTTCACCTATTGCGGAATGTTTGAGAGTGTTTTTATGCGCACTCCAGAATCTTCTCATGAACTTCGCAGTATTAGTCGCATCTCTCATAGTTTTCCGACGGTCGAAGTTACTGTCCCTAATAACCTCCACACCCCAGGCGCCAAGGACGACCAGGGCAAGCCGATGGCCAGCCTTCTCGCCGACTTCGGTCCGGCCCTCTTGCAGATCGCAGAGATCGCCACCTTCGGCGCCAGGAAGTACACCGTCCGCGGCTGGATGAGCGTTCCGGACGCGGAACAACGATACCTGGACGCGGCGTGGCGCCATCTGCTCCAATCCGGGAACGACCAGGAGAGCGGTTTGCCGCATCTGGCCCATGCTGCCTGGAACTTACTTGCCATTCTCACCCTGCGCGGAAAGGCATAACCATGCATTTATCGCCTACCGCCTACGTCCTTTTCGCCTTCGGTGGCGAATCGGCCCTTGCCCACGCCATCGGATCCTGCCAGCGGGTCGTCCATCGGCTCCTGTGCCGGCCTGGTGGCCGCTTCGGGTCATCCGCGATCATGGTTCGGGTGCTGGATGCGGCTCGCTCGTCTGGTCTTCCGGTGACTCCTGAGTCTCTGCTCCTTGGCCAGGATGTTCCTCTGGAGGCTCTGCGGGCAGGTCAGTGGCGTCCTCGCCGGCCTGAACTGTGGGGTCTTCCGGCTGATCTGTGGGTTCATCAGTTGGCATGCCAGCCAACACCCTAGCCCTGGCCTTGGCCAGCCGTTCGGCCAGTGGTGTCGTGTCCTTGACCTCGACCTGGTCCACAAACATCCGCAAGTGCTGGCCCAGGTTCCGCAGGGCCTCCACCTTGTTCCAGAGCGTGATTTTCTTCCCGTCTCCGATCTGCTGGATGCTGGCGATGGCGGTCCGGAACTTCTTTGGGATCTGTTTCAGCGGAAGCATGTCCCCGTTGTCGTCAAATAGCTCGGCCGGATCGCAGAATGCCACGGCCATCAGTTCGCTGATCACCTTGTCCACGCTCAACTCACAGCGGCGCAGGCTGTCCTCCCTCGCTGCTTTGATCATGCGGGCGATGTGGGGCAGCTTGGTGAGCCGGTGCGCGATAACATTGGCGGTGTTCTTGGAATACCCGGCGCGGATGCATGCCTGTGTCCCGTTGAAATCCTTGGCGTATTCCAGAACGAATCGGCGCTGGCGGTGGAAGTCCGCATCCGACTTTGCTGGAAAGTTCTCTCGGGTGAGATCTACGGTCCAGTCGGTTTTTTGTGCGCCTCGGCGTTTCTTGATTTCCATGATTAGGTCTCCCTAAACGGATCGAAGTCCGATGTTTGCGGTTGACGCTGGCCTATTGTGCCCGGTTCGCGTCGTGGTGGAACGGGTTGGGCAAAGGTCAGGAACAGGCCATCAGCCTTGTCTGGCGAGTGCAGGCCCCTGCGCTTCATGTCGTCCTTGCTCTCCAGGACGATTTCGTTTTTGGCGTTGAACCCGTATTCCCTGCCGGTGAGGTCGTCCCTCAGTTCCTGGTCGTTGGGGATGGATCCGCCGGCCTTGAGCCAGGCCCGCCCTCTGGCCCAGCATTCTGCGCCCTTGTTGACGCAGGCTTCCTGCTCCAGGCCGCCATCGGGCTTCGCGCCGTTGTTGACACCGTACACGTTGCGATATCCGAGTTGCCTCAGCCGGTCGATGACGCCGGCTCCTACTCCGGTTTCATCTACAAATACCGCGTCGGGATGTAGCTCAGTGATGGCCAGCGCGACCTGAGCGGCGAGTTGCATGGTGTCCAGGCCGCGGAAGTGCCGCCACGGGATCTTTTTCGCATCGAGTCCACGCCGTGGGACGATCTCGCTGGAGTCGTCCCCGAAGCGGGCCACGTCCACGCCCAGAATCAGCGGATCATATATCCCGGCGTCGGAAGCCCTGGACATCGCCTCATCGACAAGATCGCTGGGGATGAACTGCGTACTGGATGCACGGGGGAACTGCCCTCGGACACGCACACGGACGAAGTCGCTGTCCTCGCCATAGTCGTCAACCCATTTGGAGATCTGGGCCTTGTTGGTCCCGTTGACCTTCCTGCTGTCGATCTGCCGGCAGTGCCAGCGGTGGCGAAGCCGGTGAAACGCCTCATGGAATCGGCCGGTGTTGCGCGTTGGGTTCCCGAAGGCTGCCCAAATGATTTCCGTCCCCTCGTCAGTAAGGGCGCCCTCGGTGGTCTGCCAGATGATGTCCGGGATGGCCGAGGCCTCATCGAACACGACCAGGATTCTGTTCCCCTTGTTGTGGAGTCCGGCGAAGGATTCAGGCCGCGATTCGTTCCATGGGATGGCGTCGATGCGCCACGTCTTTGCCGCCGACTCATCCTTGGAAAACAACGCTGTGGCGGTCATGGTGAACCATGGAGAAGTGATGCAGAGGCGGAACCACTTTGCCAATTCAGCCCATGTCTTGGTGGTCAACTGTGAATCTGTGTTTGCCGTCACCACGCCGCGGGTATTTGGTGCGGTGGACATGGCCCAAAGGTTCAACCAGGAGACAAGGGCCGACTTGCCAATGCCGTGTCCTGACGCAACTGCGATCTGGATGGCCTGTTGGACCGTCGCCCCGGACTTCAGCCGTTCCCCGATGGCGCGCAGGATCTCGCCCTGCCATTGCCTGGGTCCATTCTGACCCGCCAATTCCCCCTCACCCCACGGGAACGCCCACAGGACAAACCCGGCTGGATCGTGCGTGAACCTCGCAGCCTCGGCCGTCATGTCGGAATCTTCCATCACCACGTCCTCAAGTGCCGGTGCGGTTGTATCAGGTAAATCTTGCGAGACTCCGCTGCCCGCTCGCACTCGAAGTACCGTGGGAACGCATTGGCGATGCGGCTAATAGAAGGTCCAGTGTGTCTTTCTGACGCGGTTGTCATCCTAGACGCAATCTCATCTGGGCGCATCGCACGCCGTTCGCATTGCAACACAACCAAAATTTCGTGTCGTAATAACCTGATTTGATCACGGATGATGTCTTTTTGCGCTTCGTTGTCTACTGCGAATGTCATCGTTTTTCCTTCCGTTCGTTGTTTTTTGGTGTTGAATTACATTTTTGTAATTACGTGCTCACTTTTTGACCAATCGCTTGTAGTGCCGTTTCCTTGCCCGTAGACGCACGATCATTGCCGCCACCTGCCTGGGGTGGGTCCGCGTCCTGTTTTCGCTTGGGTGGGCAAAATCCGCAGGTCAGCGCGCACATGGCTGCCGAGTCTCTCCTGGCGTCATCTGGCATAGATCGCCAGTCAACCAGCGCCTGACGCAACCCGGATGGTTCCCGGATTGGCATTCCTCCCTTGGCCCTGAGCCAAAGCACGGTGGCAACGATGCCGATCTGGCAGTTCGCTGATTCCCTTGCCCATTCCGCTCCGCGTGCTTTGTTCGCCCCGAATGCGGCGATCAGATCCGGCAGTGAGTTCTGTTGCACAGCCATCCCGACTGCCATGGGATCGTATCCCATCACCCTTGCCGCTGGCCCCACGCCGCCGCTCGCCGTCGCCGTCCCCGCGTCCTGAGCCGGCGTCGGCGTCGGCGTCGGCGTAGGAGTAGGAGTAGGAGTAGGAGTAGGAGAGGGTGCGCGAGCAGTCCCCAGGTCGTCCCCAGGTCGTCCCCAGGTCGTCCCCAGGTTTTCACCGGGTGGAATTGGCCTCTTCTGACCAGGCGAAGCCTTGGCGTCGATTTCGACTTCGCGCCCGCTAATCGTCTGGTGTTTGGTCCAGTTGACCACATGGCCCCAGGTCTTCCCGCCCGATTCGAATCGGGCGATCATACCGGAGGCCTCAAGGGCATTGAGCCAGTCTTGAACTTTTGCCGATGTCAACCCCTCATCGTATGGGAAAGTTGACACGCGAAGTTGCTTCGCGGAATACTCAAATACTCCACGAAGGTCCGACTGGCACCATATAGAAGCGAAAAGCAGCCTTGCACTATGAGGCAACTCCCCAATTTTTTCGTCGGTGAAAAACTCTGGTCTGAGAAATCGCGCCCTGGCCATGTGCTAACCTCTCTGCTCACTACCCGGAGGATCGAACGCAAACCGCTCGTCGTACACGAGGACCGGCCCTTCCCGGAAAGGGCAGCTACTTGGCGCGGGATGGAACAAGCAGCGCTCTCCGTCTTGCATGTGAAGAATGGCCCCGTTCATATCCGTGGGGCATTTCGCAAAATCAAACTTCCTTCCCTTTTTCTCAAACAGAATCTTGCACTTCCATTTGAGCATTTGCCCAAACGAAAATGGGCATGTATGTTCGATGCCCTTGACAATATTTTCCGGA